TTATCTCCCCAACTTTCTGTATGCAGTTCCACGAGTTAAAACACCTAATTCTCTGCGAGTTTCAGAGATTATTTCCGCCAAGCGAGGAGGCTCAGCAATCAGCGTTAAAAGACTCTCAAACTCTCCTTCATCATTCATGTGATGGTCCACGGACTGAATGCGATAATTCCCATCAATATTTTCGTTTGAACTCACCACGTGAATGGTTTCTCCAGCCACAATGTTCGGGTCGCCTATCACCATAACTTTCAAAAACTCTGCGGGGCTCTTTCGATAGTTCAGCTCAGCAGCCGCCACCTTAGAGCAAGCATCATCTGAAACCAATGTTTCATCTGTGATTGCTAACTCTCTCAAACCATACTTCGACTGGCTAACAAGGTCTTCTTCCACGCCGCTCCAACGGCACTTGTTAAAGAACAGGTTGTCAACACGGAAATCAACCCCAACCGTTGTGCTTATGTAGAAGGATAGTTTTTTCACGTTTTCCCAATCGAAAGGTTGAGCATTGAATATGCTTTGTTCCCACTGGTCGCTATGTCTTTTTCCTGTAGGAAAATTCTGTAGGCTCCATTTGCCGTCGGGTATTTGCAGATGGCGACGTACAATCATTCCAGCTGTGTCTTCAAGTTGAATCGTGAAATATGGATATCCCGCCTCGGGTTTGAGTTGAAATGTTAAACTCGGATAAAGATTGCAGTTGACTTCTTTTCCCGCGTTTAAGGTGAAAACCAGAACGGTACCGCTGCCACCAGATGTTTTGATGCTGTATGAACCCATTACCTTGTCAGTGCTGTCAAGAGAAAGAGTGGAGCCTCCTCCACCTACGCTCCAAACTCCATCTGCAGGAGTTAAAGATTCCGTCCAAACATCCTTATCCAGAGGAAGCGGTTTAGAAGCTTCTCCGTAAACGTAGATTTTGTTACGAACCCGTTCAATAGCCATCTCATGCTCGCACAGCGTGATAATTCCATCTAAGGAAACAGTGCTCACATACTTGTCTCTTGGAAAGAATTTGATGTCGCCTTCTTCACATTTAAAGTCATATCCAATAGCACCGCTCGCATCCTTCGCTGTTTCAGCGATGTATTTGATGATTTCCCACGCTGGCTTATTCACATACTCCTCATTCACATAGGTGCTAGTGGTCACCTCAACTCCAACGCTCTCCAAAGACGTGTAATTCGCCAATACATCCTTAATGATTTCAGAGCCCTCCTTGCTCTCATACTCCTTAGTGACCAAACGATTAAACAACTCCGCGCCCAAATCAAGTCCTCTTAGGCGCAAATAATGTTGAGGACCACGTGACGTAGCTTCAGCCCGTTTGGCAACCGAGCTGATTCTGCCCTTAAAGACCTTGATAAATGACTGCCCTGTTCGAGACATTGCAACCTCAATTAGGTCTCCAACGTTGATTTGATCCGTATATTTAGCGTCATAGTTTTGGAGAAGGCAGTTAACTGAACCTACCTCTTCAGTTACTGCTAAATGAACGTTTAAGTCAATGACAGCTAGGTCATCGGAGGGCGTCAACATGGTTTTCTCACAGATCTTCACGTAATCGAACTTCACGTGTTGATCCGCTGAGCCGTTAACGGTTAACACGATTTCGTCGATGTTTCCAAGGTATGGTGGTGATCCTACGCCGTCGTTTTGCAAGTCCACTGTTTTGATTCCCGTGTCCACAAACGTTTTGGAGGATTTCACGTTGCCAGCCAGTTTAGCTTCCAACTTCCAAGAAGAACCAGTTAACTCCGTACACTTTATAATGGCGTATCTATGAGTTGACGTGTTAAAGCTCCAACTTTTGCTCATCGAAGCGAAGTTATACGATGCACCAATGGTTAGGGTTCCGATCTTCCCGTCAGTAGATAAGCTTCCCTGACTCATAGTCCAGTTGGATGCAAACACTTCGTCAAAGTGTTTTACGCCCCTAAAAATGTCAACCCTGCACTGCGGATAGCCCATGCTCACGACATACCACTTCCTAAGCGGAAACCAAACAAACACAGCGGCTTTGTGAAAGATCATATTTCATCGCGCCCACGTTCCGCTAGTAGTATCCACCCCGCCTCACGATTCGTTCATAAGCATCCTCTTCCCTTCTCCTCCTTGCAGCCCGTTCACGACTTGCCAAGGTTGCATTGTATTCCTTCTGTGCTGCCGCAGCGTCCCGTGTGGTAGAGGCAAGCCAAGCCATGTACGCCGCGGTGGCGACGACCAAGCCTACACCCAACGTTAACAGCGCCACCTTCATGGCTAAAGCGGTGTTAAACGCCCAAGTAGTGCTTGTGGCAATGGCGGTGGCAACAGAGTAGGCTTTCTCTGCGACTATTACACCCCATTTTGTGCGTAGAAATGCTCCAAGAGCTGTTGTTACGGTTCCTAACGTGCTGATCCACCTTGCGGTGGACTGGTCTAATACGCCGCAACCTTCAGCCACATGTCCGATAACAGCGGTTAGGGCGCCCAATCCAGCGATTCTGGCTCCAGCGCTTCTAATCTTTTCACCCATGCTTTCAGCGTCTCTCTGGATTCTTCCAAATTCGCTGCTGGCTCTATTCACCGCTCGTATTGTTATGGCTATGTCACTGAAACTCATTCTTATGAGCCTCCTGCCTCCTGAATGGCATTGTCGATGCCACATTTGATTATTTCCACCAGCCTTGGACGATATGTCTCAATGGTTTGGCTGAGAAAACGACGATCACGCATATATCGAGTTCCAAACTCCACGAAAACAGCGTATGGTGCTGTTGCACCGACCTTTAACTTCCACTCTTGCACTTTAGCGTATATGGATGCTCGTAGACGACCGGTTTTGACTGGAACGATTTGGCGTGCCATGTTCTTCATGTCTGCGCCTAGTTTTCTGAGTTGTTGGTGAACTTTTCGCCGCATGTTATGGTCTAACTTTTCCATTTTCGTTTTGAATTCTTCGATTCCTTCTGTCTCTAACTCAATTTCAATGGACATGTGGGGCTCCTCGCTTTGCCTTTTCAATTTCCTCCTCGGCTTGTCGGTCTATCTCATTAAGTAGCACAATGAACTCTTCAATGGTTTTAGCTGGTTGAAGCTCAAGTTCCTTAGGTGTCCAGCCGAATTCTTTGCATAATCGAAACTTGGTGAGGCTTGGATGTGGTTTTCCACGTCTCATCGCCCTCACAAGTTTTTTGTTTCCTCCAATGTCAGACTGCAAAGGCGGTTTACAACGTTGCTGAAGAGTTCTCCGAGTTCTATTGGAATTCCGTTTTCTTCGTCCATCAGCTTCTCAAGAGTGATGGGGTGGGTTTCTGGCTGTTCCTTCAATGAAGCCCATATTGTTTCTGCCTGAATAGCGGGCAGATCACTGCTCATGACTTGACCTGTTGCTGGATGATACTTTGTGTATTTGGTTATGATGCGACTTCGTTTCATCCAAGATATCTCCTTGAACACGTACTTGCCAGCGTATTCCTCGCCAAATCGGTTGTCCAACTTCACGGTTTCTGTTCTCATCTAACAGACCGCCTTTAGGTTATGGACAGTCCACGTGCTTCCCACTCTAGAGTTTGCGCAACCGTGTCTTCTATGCGGGTTGGAAGCCGGCTTAAGCGCCATTTGCAACCGGTGAAAGAAAAGCTTGTTCCACCTATGTTGAAATTCAAAGTAAACTCGGTGTCGCCCAGAATGTCATCTAGCTCATCCTTTGACTCAAAATCAGCTCGAACCATCCCCTGCAACACTTCGTGTCGCTCGGGCAAGCTCTTAATCAAATAAGGCGTAGATGATCGGATGACTGGTTGACGCTTGAGGTTGTTGCCAATTTCAAAGCTGAAGTCGCTGAAACGGGTGATTTCCACCGTATCCTTAGTCACTGTGCAGTCGCTTCCTGTGAATGGGTTAACTAAGGGTTGAGTTTCATAGTTGGCTCCGACTTTGACAGTTCCAACGGCTATGTCTTGTCCGATTAGTTCAGCTGTTACCTTCACTGGATTCTCAATTGAAACATCAACTCTTACGTGGTTGATTTTGCATCCTTTATGGTTTAAACTGATGATGCCCGCTGTTTTTTCATAGAAAACTTCAACGCTCATAGACTTCAACGATGTTGCGTAGTTGAGGAAAGCCCAGTTCTGCGGCACATAAACAACCTTCAAGTCGACATGCCGTATTCCCCTCTGCATAGCTTTCACATTTCTTGAGCCAACGCCTCGAATCACCATGTTCCTTGGATTTAACGCGGGCTCTATCTCCTGCACAATTCCAATCCAAAGCATAGTTGGGCTCACAGGAGTTTCGCCATAAGTGGTTTCTTCCACATAGTAGATGTGGGCTTCTTCGCCAGTGTAGACTGCAGACGCCAAATTCTCAATCCTCCCTTTTTTCTCTAAATCTTTTCATAACGATGTGTTATGACCGTGACCTCCACGCGCCAATAAGGCGGCTTACTGTTCACATCTTCACCTTCAATAACTTCTTTAACATCCACGAAGCTGAGGGCACCGCCTGGATTCTTCCGGTTAGCGCGTATGATTCGTTCTATTTCCCGCCTCAGTTTCCACCGCATTTCTTTTCCAGTTATACCAGTCTTATCAACGCTCCATCCTATGATTCGATAACGGTCGCTGTAGCGCACCCATGAACCTCCAACATTGAGTTTTTCCATGGAGCCCTCTGCCAAACCTACTGTGATCTGAGCGTCAAAATCCTTGAAGAGTCGGCTGTTAAACCATTCGTGGCTAACGTGAACGGTTGCTGGTGTTATGTCGTCATCTTTGGTTAGCGAAATATTGGTTTTAATCAGATTCATCAAGGTTGTTTTCGGGTCTTCAACGCTCATTATGTTTTCACGCTCCAGCTAAAATGCAGGTGGCAACAGAAACAAGCAATGGTCCCCTAGCGTTTGGACTGGTGAAGCAGCGTCCGTCAGGCCAAACGCTGTCTAAGACTGTTCCGTTGGAGAGGGAGCACCAGCGCATGAATTTAAGTGCATCGTCAATGAACCAGGAGTATCGGGTTGAGTCCACCTTCTCCATAGCGATTTTCATTAGTGCAGCATAATGAGGATATTCCTCGGGCGGGTCAGTGGCTTCAAACATAGCGTGATAGAGGTATCCGCCCCAGCGTCCTCTATTCATTGCAATCATCTTGTCGAGAGCATCAGAAATGTTCTGGATGTGGGTTCCAGGTGTACCGTATTTGTCGTCCCAGTCTTTCAGTGCCCAAGCAACCAAAGCTTGGGTGTAGGTGACGCATTGCTTGAACGTGATGTAGACGCCTGGCGCTGTTTCGCTCTGTGCACCCAGTGGATACTCGGTTTGGTAGTCGTAGGCGGTTGGTCTCCACATGTAGTTGTCGATCCAGCTTATTATTCTCTCTATGAAAGGTTTAACCAAGTTGTTGTCGCTGTCTTTAACCGTGTCGCCGTAGGCGTCTAATCCGCGAGTTAAGCCTAAGATAACTTCAGCCATGTCCGCGCTAAAGGCAACTTGCTCAATAACCCCATCTATCACTTGATTCCAAATACATCCGGTGGAGCCGTCTTCTAGGCTTTTGAGGAAGGCAGCGGCCTTTTGCCAACTTGTCTTGTATAGGGTGGTTGTGTTGCGGGCGTCGTAGTCTGCCATGGCGAATGCCATTAAGGCTGTGCCGCTGTCCACTTTTCTGTCCTCGTATCTGTCAAAAGGTTTATAGGGATAATACTGCTGATGCCAAGAGCCGTCCGCGTTTTGAAAAGTCACCATTTCATCTAGAATGTTTTTAGCTAGAGCATTTTCGCCCTTAGCCAGCAGCGCCAACAATGCATAACCTCCCTCGTATGGAACAATCATGCCGCCGGGGTCAGCGACGGGCAAGTTGGTTGGCAGAATCAGAAGTTTCAGGTAGTCGAGTGGTATAGATGTTACCGATGTTTTCTCAGACGTGTTGCGTACAAGGTAGATGTCGCCGGGTTCGTGTGTTGGAAGTTTCTCTTTGAAGGCTTGGTTTACTCCCATTTTTTAGCCTCCTAGAATGGTTCCTTCGAAGTCTTGTCCTTCTCCTGCAGGGGCTGGAACGAAATGGATGACTTTGATGGTGATGGTTTTGGGTCCTGTTACGTGTTCTGTGCGAAAGATGACGTAGGCGTTGCGGTCGGCTTCGCTGGTCATGTAGCTGGCTTTAACATCATCGTCCACGTAAAGTCGATATATGGCTGAGCACGTTCCGAAAGCGATGAACCCGTCCAGTTTGACGAGTTTATCTGCTCCAACATTGTAAGAGACAATTACGGTTTCTTCTCCAGGTGGCACCAGCGTCTTTGTATTCCAAGCCAACGGCATTATGCAACCAGCCTCCTACAGAGAGCAGAGCAGTATTCAAATGCGCCTCGAAAATAGAAGGCTTCAGGAACTAAAACCTCATAATCCTCGTTTCTACACGTGACTTTATCCTTCTGTTTAACATCAGCTGTGACATAAATTCGGATATAATCCTCATTAGTGTAGCCAGCTTCAACAAGAACTTCGCCAGCTGAAACTTGTTGAACAATCGCTTTGATGGATTCCGTTGTCCAGGTGACCATGCGGTCGCCAGTTTCAGGGTCGATTGCTCCTTCTTGTCGTTTATGCCACGTTATGTCTTCGCCTATTTTTCGTAAAATTTGCTCAAAACGCGTCATCCTGAACCAGTCTCCTATACCCGTTTCAACGTTGCGCCTCGCATTCTTTTCAACACTCGTTCAACCTCTTGTTGAAGGGCTCTTAGCGGCGGTGCTCCGCTAAGCACATCGACGCGTTCATTCCCAACCGAAAAGCTAAGACCAACAGCGCTTCCGCCGGTTAGGTAGCAGATTGCATAGATGGCTGCGAGATTTGTGATAAACAATGCTTCTTCGTCGGTGCAGTTGTTATAATCAATGCTGCGTGCTGTTTCTAATTCCAGCGTAACTTCTGCCTTCTTAATCATTTTTGTGACTTGAGCATCTGGGATGTCTGTTGATGTTACGTTTAGGGTGTCTCGAACATCGTCGGTTGTGACGCTCGCCAATTAAATCACTCTCTGAGAAGATTATGAGTAAATAGGAATTATTTAAGGTTCGTTGAAAAAACGAAGAGCAAAAAAACGGTTTTTCAAGAAAGTAAGCAATAAAACAGTTTGCTTTACAAACAAGCAAGAAAGTTACGGCTGTAGTTTGCGTCGCTTGTAGGCTTCTATCCCCAAAATCAACAGTTTCTGCACCACGCTGCTCTTCGCAACTCTTTCACCCCTCTTTAGGCACTCGGACTGTTCCATCTTCCAGATGTCCTCGATCTGCCGCAAAACCTCTCGGTCAACGGAAACGTGTAGGTGATCCTTTCTCAAGTTAAATGCACCTCGATTGGTTTTTGTTTAGAATAATAGGGCTGTGGATGGTCTTGTTCTGAAATATGAATCATAATAACGTCTAAGCCTTTATCTGGATCGTATTGTGAAGGCGTTAAGTCTGGCGTGTAAGGCTCCATGAGTTTAGTCCAGTTTTCCAATGGACAGTAGCGCCAGCAGTCACACACTGCAACCGTAGCTGGGCGTGGTCTGCATATCCTTCTGCCGCAACGAGGACAGGTTCCACAAGCATATCCAACCTTTACCATATTACAGCACCATCACATTCTTGTTTTCTGGATCAGTTTTCTTCAAATTAACGACGGGTCTGCCGAAGCTGAGGAAGACACTGACGGCTTTAGCGAGTTTGATTTTCCAGTCGATTTTATTGTCAAGGGTAAACGTTATCTGATAATCTTGATAGCCAGCCTTTTTAACTTCTAATTTATGTGGGGAATAAATAGTTGCAATAGTTCCTACACTTGGATGGTCTTGTTTATAACGAGCGTATAAGACGGTTTGTTCGGGTATTTCTCCATTAATATCGGTGGTTGTGGAGAATATTTGTGTGCCATCTTTATCACATAGAGTTACGGTTGCTCCTTCTACGGGGTTTCCGTCTTTGTCTAAAACTTTTAAATTCATTGTGTATTTTCTATCAACAGACCCATAAGACTCGTAGGGAGGGTCCGCTCTCCATTTGATTGCCCAAGTATCTGAGTCTGCGTCTATAAGACTGAGTGTTCCATCAAATCCTTCAAGATAGGCAATGTATGTACAGTTTCTGATTTTCAAGTCTACAATGCTGAAAGTTGCAGCCCATCTCTTATGATAACCATAGTTAGCCCCGAAGATAAAAATGTCTGATATGATTCCCCCTGTTGCCTGTTCTAAAAATGTCTCAATAAGGGTCACATTGTTTATATCGGGAGTGTCAACATTTAACCAATTTGTCTGGAAAGTGCAATCCCATATAACAGCATTTCCTTTAAACTCAACAAATCTTCCTCCCCCAAAATGACAACCATATAATTTAACAATAGTAGTAGAATCTCCCAACCATCCACACAACGCTGTTAAGTTATCATTGGGGTTATAAGCATAAATTTGACAACCATCCGTTCCCCTTTTGTTGGTTTCATCATAAACTTCCCCGAGCTGGAATGTAAGGTTCTTATGAAGGTAAAAGTTCTTGTTCCACCTTGTGAGGGTGGAGTGAAAAGTTACTTGAACATTAGTATCTTTGAAGTATGTTGGAGTAACATCATCTCCAAAATGGACTCTTACATCATCAAAGTAATATTGCTTCTTGTTTCCTGCTTCAGTTCTCCAAACTACACCCCATCTTGATTGAGTGATAGAAAATGTTACACTTTTTCCAGCAGAAACAGAAATGCTTAAACCATCTGTGTCCACAGAAGAATAGTAGTAAGTTGTAACTTTTGTTCCAACGGGATATAAAGTTATGAATTCTGAAATGGATTCACCAGCCAAGTTTTTTCCTACAATTAATAAATTTGCATCTATATCATTTGATGCCGTAATCAAAATGTTTAACTTTAACGCTTTACTGTCTGCTGGACGGACTTGAGTGGTCAAACTTTTTCTTGTGACGCCTTCAAAGTAAGTTTCAGAGGGCAAAAGCTCAAGGGTTCCAGCTTTGTCAGCATCGTATAAATCATCGAATGTGCATGGAGCCTCTTCGGTGAAACCCGTAACAGTTATGATGTTGGCAGCGGGGTCATAGGTGATAGGCAATTTAATTCACCTTCAGCACCGTGTAATATTCCATGTTTCTGAGCTTGCGGTTCCCGCATTACTGAACTCAAGCGTGAAAAGCAGTTCTGTACCATCATAGAATTTTATGTACTTAACATTGCCGTTAGCATCTTCCCAAAATCCTATCTTGGTTACGTTTTTGCCTTCAGGCGCCTTAGCCAAGCCACTACGGATAGCATCATGAATAGCCTTGAACGCTTGTTGGTATTGTCCCCACTCAACTTCTTCACTCATTCCCGGTCACCACAAAAAGAGAAAAATTGGGGATTTTTATAGAAAAGACCGCTCAAGTCAAAGACCTACCAGCCTGTTCCTCGTGCAACTGCTTTGCTTCTTAAAACGCCTAAGCCAATGCGCTCTGATGCAACTATGCCGTAGCGGTCTTCCCTCGGGTTTTCAAAAGGTTCTGTTAGGATGTCTCGCCTCAACAGCATGACAGCAGCAACGTCTGTGTCAACAGCCAAAACTGTTCCGTCAGTTGCCTTTGTGCTCACAAGAATTTTCATGCCAAGATAAGTCTCGCCTAGAACGCCTCTAGTCAAATCAGCTCTCTCGCCGAAATAGAAGCTATGAATGAACTTGTCATCTTGCCACAGGTCAGCAGCTTGTTCTGGATGAATCACCAATACCTTAGCAGAGAAGTTCTCCTTTTTGATGGCGTTCCAGAAGCTCACTACGCCAGCCCAGTTAAGGGTTCCAGCGCCGCTGATTTCTGCTCCTCCCGCAAGGTCAGAGGCAGCGATGCTTGTGTAAAGCGTGTAGATTCTCTCAGTTTCCAGCTCTGCAATGGCTCTGCCAACCTCGGCGGTTTGGCGTTCCAGAACAGGCCAGGTGGCGTCTTCTAGGAAGGTCTTTGAATATTCTGCTCCAGCCTTGATTTCGATGTTTGCTTTTATATCGGTGGTTTCATACTTTTCTCCAGTTATCCACGTCTGCGCCAGCTCAGCTGTTCTGTAGGCTTTGCCCAGTTTTGCTTTTGGAAACCGTACCACCGCTTCGGTGGTGGGCATAACCCAAATCATCTCTCTTCCAATCAAAGCGGGTTTAGCTGCTTCTACCACCACGTTGTGCATTTTTCCAAGTGCTCCAGCTGCGTCGCTTAGGATAGCTTCTTTCATGACTCTTTGAACCATTGGGTTTTCCTTTGCTCTAGCTATGATGTCGGGTAGAGTCGACTGGTAATCTGAGTCGTTTAAGATAGCTTCAAAAAGTTTCGGATTTGTCATGTTGAATCATCTCACTTCTCTACCATGATTAGTCCGGTGTCTCCGTCAGTGAATGTTTGTAATGCGAAACCTAGCCTACGTGCATAATAGATGGTGTAGGTTTCAGTGCCGCCTTCGTCAACCGCTTGGTCTGCTAATGCTTTAACGTCTCCGTTGGTGTGGGTTTGAACTGCTGTGCCTCTGGTTATGGCGCCGTAAGCTGTGACTTTCACCACTCCTCGGATGCATACGGGACAGAATTCTCCGGTGCTGACGTCTCTTAACGCTATTCCGATGGCGTCTCCTTCTGCTGAGCATTGTGATACTTTCATGTCGCTGCTGAGATAGACGCATTTTCCCTTTGAAATGGCGGTTTCCGCTTCGAAGCTGAGAACCGTTCCGTCTCCAATCATCTCTCCGAT